GCTTGATGGCTCGTTGTAGGGTCTTCTTTGCGTACCAACTTAAATGGTTCTGTACCAAAGAATTTCTCCATTGATTGCTTCATGTTGTTAAAAATATCATTCATTCTTGACTCCTGTTAGGTGAGAGGAAAACTGTTTGTACGCAAGCTAGGAAAATCCTTTGCACAGCTCTCCTCTCGGGTTTATATTAACTCAAAACGGAAGGTCTTCATCATCAAAGCTAGTAGCCTTGGAGCGCTCAGAAGGCTTGGCTTTGTATTCCTCTTTAGGTGATACTGCTAAACCCATAAACTTTCCTGATTTACCTTCTTTAATCCAAGCAGATAGCCAGTAATCCTGACCGCCTACTGTGATATTTCCCTTGTAATCAGGATGGTTTCCTGTTTCTTTCTTGTCGTTTTTGAACAAAACGCCTGAATTGTCTTTCTTGTCCATTAGATTTCCTTCGCTTTCTTTAACGCACTTCTTACTTTACTAGGCAGGAGTGTCCACAGGGCAATCTTTTGTTGATCGTCCAAGTTCTCTCCTTCCAATTTAACCCAAGCTGCCTTGGGATCACCTTGCTCACAGGTAGCAATTAAATCAACTGCCATCTCTTGCAAGTACTGTACTTCCTCTGGGGGAATATTATCCATTGCGCCCTGAGTTGGGCTAATGATGACCTTATCTTCTTTCAGTGGTGCAGAAGAATCTAGGGCATCGTGTTCTACGATTTCCATTGCTGACACCCAGAGATAACGCCTGGTATACGTCTCTACCGCACCAAGGTTCTGGATAGGATGGCATCCCTTTAGATTGGCATCTGCCATAGGGCTTGTCAGTTTGATCTCTGAGTTGTCGTCAGTATCTGTGATGGTCAGGGTTGCTAGTTCTTTATCGAACGATACAACGCCGCACAGGCCAACCTTGAAGAAGATTGAATTGATTGTCGGCAGAAAGTCACCAAGCTCGAAATACTGGTAGCCAGCAAACTTGTTGTGACCTGACTTCTTTAGTGGCGCTTGTTGCAAGAGAATCCTTGCATCCATTAGCTTTTTATGTACACCCATGATTAACTCCTTTGATTTTCATTTAACTCTTGATTGATAACTTGTTGCTGCTGAAAGACTGTTAAATCTTTAAATTCAACAATGTGATTGTAATCACAACAATTGTTATTCTGTTGTGTTAAGCAATGTCCACAGTATTGAATATCTGAGAACTCACTCACATAGGTCTGGAATAGTGTTTTCATCAGTGCAAAGAATCGTAGGCCATTTCCCACAGAACATCACCAGCCAGATTGGTGAGCTTGTTCAACTCATCTTCTGTCAGAGGTGTTCCATCCTCATAGCATCCTGCTGAAAAGTAAGCATCAGAAAAGTCTGGGTAATCTGAGCTATCTACTCCATCTATCTCTAGGTCTATGACCTTTTTTCCATTAAGAATCGGCATTTATTTACTCCTGTTGATTTGATTCTCTTGCTTTAAGCATTTCATCTGCAAAAGCCCATGCGCTTGTTTCAACCCAACCACTTTTACATCCACCACTAGCAAGAATTTGTTTCTCAAGTTTTGGATTTGAGAGCAAACCTTGTAAGGCTTTACCAGCAAAGTAGTCACGCAATGTAATTTCCATATTGACTCCCATTAGTTTATTAAAAATGTCCGTTTTTGCAATTCGTCCCCACTATAGATCTGACAATAATCTTATATATTGGGCGTAAGTTTCGATGGCATTGCAACTGTTTAGCTCGATGGACTTCGTGCATCAAGGTTGCCTAACACCTCTAATGTGCCACAGGTTTTACAACTATTTAATAGGGATAAACCCTAATAGACAAACATAAAAACAACACTACTATTTGCGTATGAACATCGAACAAATTGAACAAACCTGTGCTGAAACCTTGCTTGAGTACGCTCAGACAATGGCTGGCGCTTACGTAAACGAACCAGAGGATTTCTCTGCAACAGTCACGGCTTTGCTTGCCAGGGTGTTGGAAATTCACCTAAATCGTGAAATAAACATCAAAAAACTTCTTGACGCAAGATAAATTTATGTATAATCCAAATCGTCTGAGTGGCATCAGGCGAGCGAATCAACTTAAGAACCCCATAGATTCCTGTGTGGTCTTGTCAGACAACTGGCGTACTTTTGAGTTGATTCAATCGTCCGTTGTTGCTCTCGCCAAGAGCCAAGACCACAGAGTGATTTATGGGGTTTTTTGCGTTTGGCGACTATGCAATGCGGTACGTCGGTGGTTGCATTTAGGGATACCCTGTTACACGAGCGAACTAAAGCAGGGGCGGTGGGCTAAGGATAGAGCCGAGTGGTTGGGATGAAAGTCTCAGAAGTCTGTCCGATGCGATGCGATGACATGGCTCCGAAGAGGAAGTTATCCACAAGCAGAGCGAAAACTGAGTTTTGACTCGGTAAGGCTTTGCTTTGCTCAAACATTCACCAAAGAGGAACTTATGAGGATATGCAAGTGTGGAGGAGTGGTAGGACAACATCAACTGACAAACAACCGAGAGGCTTGGACTTGTCGAAGTTGTGGAAGATATGAGATTGTTGAAGTAAAAAAACCCGAACCTAATAGGAGTCAAGAAGATGGAAAAGTTTGAGTTATTTTGGGCAGCATGGCCTAAGTCATTTAGAAAAGGTGGCAAGTCTGCTTGTTTGGCAAAGTGGAAGAAATACTATTGCGAAACCTGTGCAGACCAGATCATCAAACACATTGAGTGGATGAAAACAACAGATGCCTGGAGAAAAGACGATGGCGCTTTTATTCCTGCACCTTTGGTCTATTTAAACCAACAACGATGGGATGGGGCTGAGATTCCTGAATCATTCGGGATCAAAGTTGAAATACAAATTGATCCTGCCTTGGCAAAGATTGAGTCTGACAGAAAAAAAGCCGCCCCAATGCCAGAACACATCCGAGCAAGACTAGCTGAATTAAGGAAATAAAAATGCGTTTACAAGATTCATACCCAACAGAATTTTATGTTTCAGATTGCGGATACTTTGTTATAAAACAAGAGTGCTTCGAATGCGGTAGAGAAACTCAATTCTTAATTTCACCTGAACAAACTAAGATTTTGTTTAACTTACTCCCAGATTTAATGAAAGAGCAAACAACAAAATGGACTGGTATTTTTACGCCATCAGATGAATGAACAATTTTCAATGGCCTGTAAATGACTCCAGCAGAATTAGAGCACTTCAAGAACTCAGAAGCCCAAGAGTGGTTAAGGAGATACAAGGAGAAGAAATCGATGATTGGCTCAAGCAAAGCGTTGCTATGGTGGCAGGGTGTGTGCGTGGACTTGCAGCGAATCAGAGGAGAGTCCGCTACTTTGGATTTGAGAGACCGCATGAACAAACTAAGGAATAAACAATGACTTTTGTTGTGATGTATACAGTTTATGGAGAACCACAAGGCAAAGGTCGCCCAAGGTTTGCCAGAAGGGGAGCATTTGCCCATGCTTACACCCCTGAGAAAACAAAGACCTATGAAGATGAAATCAGGTACATGGCTAGAGCTGCAATGGGAGCTTCACTGCCCCTAGAAACCCCCGTAACAGTCGCAATTTATATCAGAGTTGAGATACCCAAGTCATTCAGCAAACAAAAGCGAAAAGATGCCCTCGAAGGAATACTCAAGCCAACCAAGAAGCCTGACATTGATAATTGCGCCAAGTGTTTTCTCGATTCCATGAACCAAGTGGTCTACCTTGACGATAAACAGGTAATCAATCTTCATGTAACAAAGGTTTGGTCAGAGATCGGTGCAGTAGAAGTTATGGTTAAAGAGGATTTAATATGAGTAACCCATTTAAGATTATCGAGCCAACTTGTATCAGCTTCTCAGGAGGCAGAACATCGGCATTTATGCTTTACAAGATACTAGAGGCTCACGACATGAGCCTGCCAGAGGAAGCAATCGTCTGTTTTGCTAATACAGGCAAGGAATGCGAGGAAACTTTGGAGTTTGTCCATGATTGCGAGACAAATTGGAGCGTTAAGATAAATTGGCTAGAGTACAAAGCCCATGAAATTCCAAAAGAGCGTTTTAGGATTGTGACTTATGAGACTGCAAGCAGAAATGGTGAGCCTTTTTTAGACTCAATCAAGCAAAATGGTAAGTTTAATCTTCCAAACCCTGTTGCGAGGTTCTGCACAATCAATATGAAGATTCGTGTTATCCATCACTTTTTGAAATCTTTAGGGTGGAAGCATAACGAAAACATGGATTGGGTGGGCATTCGGGCTGACGAGCAAAGAAGGGCAGCCAAGATTGATAGAAGCAGAACCCCGCTTGTGGCGGCAGGAATTACTAAAGAACACGTTGGAGCGTTTTGGAAAAGCCATGCGTTTGACCTTAAATTGCCAAACAATAATGGGGTAACAATGCATGGGAATTGTGACTTATGCTTTTTAAAGCCTGCCCATCAAATCCAATCCCTGATCCAAGAAAAACCCGAAAGGGCTTTATGGTGGATGAACATTGAAGAACTTGCTAGTCAATCAACAGAAACTTTTGGGGATGGGGCAAAGTTCCGCAAAGACCGCCCAAGCTATGCCCAAATGCATAAATATGCTCTATCTCAGTCAGATATGTTTGACAAAACCGAAGAGGCAATAGCGTGTTTTTGTGGGGATTAGGGTAAATCCCTATTCAAACGCCTATCAAACAGGCTTAAAGTGTAATTTTTAACAGGAGTGAATGATGGAAAAAACTTGGGAATTTGATACAACAATCGGTCAAGGTGGCGAAGTTGTCACAGTCGTCTATGAGTACGAAATAGACGATGACAAGTCAACTTACAACGAATCAGTCAAAGAAGTCTGGTTCGAGGGTCGAGACATTGTTGGATGTATGTCCGAGGAGGCATATGCAGAACTGGACATCGAGGCGGCAATGAGATTTCACGAACACAAACAGAACTACAAGATGGAGGATGTATGACTAACAAAGAAAAAGAACTGTTTATTAAGGCTTGCAAACTTTTAACTGTTGCATCTTTTCATAGCAAGAAAAATGAAGAAGAAAGCAAAGTTGTTGCTGAACAAATACAAGATGTATTGATTATTCACGCATCAAATATATTGGCAGAATTTAACAATGCGGAAAAAAGTTAAACGCCAGGTATGGGCGCTTATTGATCCAATCCAACATGGAATCATAGGCGCTTCAATTACCCACAGAGACAAACTGGACAAACTCAGAATGATGGAATACTCAGCCTTAGAAGCGATGACCAAGGGACAAGGGACTATCCATGATTGGAGAACCCTTGTTGACGTTTTAAACCTATCCGAAACGATGGCTAGAAACGGAATAGGAAAAGATGAGGTGATGCCTGTTTGCCAAAAGGCTCAGGATGCCCTACACGAGGCAGCACAACGCTACCAAAAGACTATGAGCATGGGATTAAGTGGAGTTGGAATTCAGGCGGTCAGAGAACTAATCGAATATGCTGATTTACAACAATCAAGCATTTCAAGATCAGAATTCGAGAAATACATTAAGAAAACCAAAGACTATATCAAGTCAAACGGAAATTTAGTAGTGGAGATAACATGACACAAGATGAAATGATTGAGATGGCTAAACAAGCTGGCTGGCAATATGCACATGGCGAAAGTGGATATGAACCTTTATGGGCTTTTGCCAAACTAGTAGCGCAGCATGAGCGCAATGAAATAATCGAAATCCTAGACGCTTCAACTGGTTATGTTCACATGGACGCAATAAGGGAAAGAACATGATTGAACAAAAGAAAGACGCACCAGGCAATCCACCTTATTGGGTATGCACTAACTGCAAATGGGCTTTTCAGGCTTTGCAAGAGGCTAACGAGCATGGTAGGCGTTGCGGTAGAGATGAAGTAGCCCCCATATACCGACATTACGAAAGAGACATCAAATGACAAGGGAAGAGTTGCTAGACCAGATCGCAATTGAGGTACTAAAGAACCTACCGCATAACTTAGCCCGTGATGCCTACAACATCGCAGAGGGTGTACTAGAACGTAGGGACGCAATACTTCACAAGTGGGCTTTTGCTGAGGCTATTGTTTTTGATGGCATTGAAAAGCTCAATTTAACTGTACGTTCTGAGCGTTGTTTAAAAGCCGATGAAGTATATACATTAACTCAATTATTAAACTGTACTAAAGACAGATTATTAAAAACACCCAATATGGGCAGAAAAAGCGTTAATGAGATAATCGAGAAACTAGCCGAGCATGGGCTTAAATTAAAAGGCGAAGCATGAACGAACCCACTAAAGCAATCCAATACATAATCGACACAGCCCCTTTGTATGCCAAAGCCAAGGCCGACAGAATGTTTTTGGACGAATTCAGACGTAGTAAACACGCACAACTGAAAAGCCTTGCAGGGACTGAGGTTCTGGGAAAACAGGACACTTTTGCTTATGCTCACCCTGAATATATCGAGATTTTAGAGGGCATAAGACAAGCCGTTGAACTAGAAGAACGCTACCGATGGTTAATGACGGCTGCGCAAGCCAAGGTCGAATGTTGGAGAACCGCCCAATATAGTGCTCGCATTGAACAAAAAGCAACCCAATAATGCAAAGCAAAAACAAGGCTAAACCTACTGCTAGCGAGAGATTGCATATCGCTAGAATCAAGGCCATGTCGTGCATTATTTGCCATGCACAAGCCCCTAGCGAATGTCATGAGATAAATCAAGGCCAATGGTTTACATCAATGCCATTGTGTGCAGATTGTCACCGAGGGTCATTAAATGGAATACATGGTCAACGCAGGTTATGGAACGTCTACAAGATGGACGAACTGTCAGCCTTGAATGAAACGATACGCAAATTGTGCGAGGAAATGCCCTCAAAAAGCGATAAAAGCCTGTTCTAGACGTTTTTTTATGCTTGGACAATGTAGAACTAGGGAAATGAAAATAATCGCTCTAATTGCTGATTTTAGATAAAAAAAAACCCGCACAATGGCGGGTAAGTGAGTTATCGTTTAGTAAGTATTCGTAAGATTAGGGCTAAACAAGCATATATCATTTAAGGCCCTCAAATTGTGCAGCAACCACAGCATGGTGCATCAATACAGCGTCCACGTTTATTTCGGTAGAAGGTAGAAGGCCCGTTCTCACCGATGAAAGTTATAGTGTCCGAATCGGGCTGTAGTTGTGCTGTTTTATTACTTGTATCGTACAAAATATAATCACCTGGCTTAATAAGTGCGCCAGATAACTTGCATTTTCCAAAATACTTTGCTTTCATTGTCTTAAGCATAGTGAATCCCCTTAATTTGAACGAATCCGCCATTGTCTTTTTTTGCTTTTCCTTTAGCATACAAAGCTACAACTACTGATTTTGGCTCTATATGGCGGACGTCGCTGTTATCCCCGTCAATAACGCTCCAGCCACGAAAACTAGAAGGGATATCGCTTTGTTTTTGGAAAACTACAGCCGTACGAGAATTATTAGGGTTAGTCAGCCCTTTAATTGATATCGGTTTTGGGGTAATGGCTGAAAAACTATATGTAAGATCATAATTACCCGCTGTTTTCCCTTCTAATTTGCGTGAAGGGTGTTTTGTATAGTCATAAAACTGTACGTCAGGGAATAACTGAAAAATTGTTTTTTCATCATGCACAACAATATTTTCATAAGCGATATCGCTTGTACCATTAGGACGAACCAAAGGGTTTAAACCGATTCGCTTTGCTTTATTTGCTAGTGACCAAACGTCAGCACACAATGAAAGCATGAAAGCTTCTTGATTTTTGTAAAAAAACTGTGTTTTTGCGTCCCTGGCTTTTTGTACGCTGTTAAATGCTCCACGCCCTGCACTTTTTAGGCAACCCTCGAAGCAGCCAGCCAGCTTAGCCAAAGGACAAAGTATTTCATCGGGCACAAGGTAGACGATACCCGTCAAATAACCGATCTTTTCACCCTTAATTGTTTTTGCTGACGATTCACCCAAAATTGTTTTGTAGGGTAAGCCACGAGCAGCCAGGATAGTTTTGTATGGATTTTTCATTATTGACACCTATTAAAAAAGAAAATTATTTAACCAAAACGTCAAAATAAGCCAGTAGACCTATGCAAAGCATAAGACCTATTGCAATGGCTGCTAAGTAGTCTAAGAGATCGTTTTTCATGTTTACAGTTTAAGCAAAGAAAACACTAGGAATGGGTTTGTTGAAGTTTTCCAAGGCTTTGCACGCTTTGGCATAGTGAGACTTGCACGCTTGGACAGCTTCAGCTTCAGTCTTAAATTTGCCAATTTTGACAAGTTTAAAATCATCGCCCTTGTTTAAGACAGCATTTCCTTGCGCTGTGTGGTAAGTGTAGATCATTGTTTACGCCTATTGAATATCACTTTCCGATTGAAAGTACAGTAAGAATAGCAACAAAAAAACAAAAAACTATAGGTGTTTACCCTTAGATGATAGAATTATTTTAATTATTTAAGTGAAAAACAATGGGCAGACCCTCAAACCCTCAGACTCGATACTTTCAAAGAACACTGTCAGACCCTCAGAGAATGATCTTGTTGGCTGCTGGTAAGGGTAATTTATGCCGAGGTTTTGAGAACGTACTTGATCTATACAGTCACGCCCACAATCAAGGCTTTCGACCTGGTATGGAATTGAGTATTTTAAATATAGGTCGCACAACAACTAACAGCCCCAACTCAAGTGAATCAATAGGTTAAACAGTAAGGGAATAGATAAGAGATAGATAAGGGAACAGATAGAACTAGATCAATCAAGTAACCCTGAAAAGCAGCATCCGACTCTTATACACGCCCAAATGAGAATCATTCTCAATTAGAAGTAAATAAGAATCATTCGCATCTAGATGACTGGATGGAAAGACAGTACTGTATGGAAAGACAGGGGGGGAGGGGGTGGGTTGTGGTGGTAGATATTTGTGGTACACCCCCTATACTAAAAAAGCTGAAATCCAAGGAGGATAAATGGAAGCTCAATTGAAAAGAGGAAGAGGAAGACCCAAGGGAAGCGTCAAGATGACCATACAGAGGTTTGCTGACAATCCGCCCTTGGTACTACCTAAGACAGACCATCAACGTCTTAAAGAGCTTAAAGAACTGATGATACGTAGTGGGGGTAAGGATGTTGCTCAGAAGGTGATAGAGATAGCGCTTAATGATGAACATCCTCATCAATTGGTAGCTTTAAAGATGTGTCTTGATAGGACTCTACCTGTTTCGATGTTTGAGAAGGACAAGTCTCAGAGAAGTGCAGTGACCATCAATATCACTGGATTGGGACAAGAGCCAGTAGTAGTAGATGCTGAACAACCTGAAGATGTAGAGGCTAAATATGGCTGATTTAAACTTTAGTCTACTTCCTTGGCAACAAGAGGTATTTAAAGATACGACTAGGTTTAAGGTAGTCGCTGCTGGGCGTAGGTGCGGTAAGTCACGTATGGCGGCAGTTACCCTATTGATAGAGGGTTTAAAGTGTCCACAAGGCTCTGCTGTGCTTTATGTAAGCCCTACTATGGGGCAATCTAGACAAATTATTTGGGACTTGCTGTTAGACCTTGGTAGGGATGTTATACAGAACTCCCACGTAAACAACCTAGACATTACCCTGATAAACGGAGCTAGGATATACGTTAGGGGTGCGGATAGACCTGATACGCTTCGTGGAGTCTCTTTAACTTACGCTGTACTAGACGAGGTAGCAGACATTAAACCA